TTCCGCCTTAGAGACGTCGCTTTTTATTTTTGAATCATCAGCTCTAATTTCATATACAACTTCGCCTTCTGCCAATGAAATCACCTCACAAGTGAAAGTCATCGGCACATAATGGCACTACTTGACTTTTCCTATTTTTATTTCAAATTCCTTTTTGCAGTTACGGCCCTTGCACTTAATCCAAACGCCCTTGCATTTCGCGTCAGGATCAACTTTTAAAGGCATCACATAACCGCAGTACGGACACTTAATTTTATCCACGATCATTACCGTTACGGCCTTTCTGCCAGGGTATGCAGTGCAACAGCGATTTTTGCAAGCCCATCTTGGAATTGCTTTTTTCTTTCTTCCTCTGACAAATTAAGCTTGTATAGCTGCTTCAGCTTGATTAATTGCCGGCGTTCCTCCGCATTGTATTTTGTTGGTTTTGGGAGGGGGCGGGAACGTATTGAAATGATCTGCATGATCTTCGTATCATCAGACAAACCGTTAAATAACGCCGTAAAACTCCACCAATGAAGGTTTTTGTCAGCGCCAAGCAGATCGAGATGGTAGCACTGCATAAAGGAAGAATAGACGGCCCATGCGTCCTGATTAAAATCGAAATACTTTTCTCCTCCGGCTTTTTTATCTGACACGTCAATAAATTCCTTGAAGATCAGATTAAAAAGAGCCGCTTTTTTGTCAGGCTTCAGGATTTTCAGAAATAATTTTGATTTTACTAAAAGCCATAAGCAGGTCTCGGCCTTTTCAAAATCTGTCAAAAGCGTGTCGGAGAACACTTGATAGCATTTCAGCACTGTTCGAAAAGAGGTATTTAAACGCACGGGCACAAGCTTATATTTGACCCTCTTTTTCAGAGGGGAATACAGTCTCATTTCCACGCTCTCCGCTTAAATGCTTGTTTTCTTTGACGGGCAACCTCCTGAAATTTAGGCACGAGAACGTTTTGAACATACGGGAAAAGATTGTAGGCCATCTGCTGAAAATCATCGGAATAAAATTCAATAATTTTTTTAGCGTTTTCTTCCCCGAATAAAAGGCAGAACACATCAACAACGGCTTTCCCAATATCTTCAACGATCTTTAAGTCTCCGGGGTTACTGTTGGAACGCTTTTGCAAGTCCACGAACCGGACTTGGAGTTCCCGGTATTTCTTTACCAGTTCGGGACGAATATCAATTTTAATTTTTAGAAGTTCGCTGGTTCCATCGTTCTTTTGCAGTTCGATTTCATCGGTAAAAAGAGCGTTTTGTCTAAGCGTATACATCAGGCTATATCCTCCTTATAAAAAATAGAAGGGGGAGGATAAACCGCCCCCTTGTGTTATTTAGGCCGCCGGCGTGATCGTGGGCTTTCCGTCGAAACGGATTTCCACAGAAATCGCGCTGTCATCGGTACTGGCACCGGACCATTCCTGAATATTGCAGAAGGTGCAGTCACAGGTAATAGTGACCTCTTTGCTTTGAGCATCGGTATACTTCAGCTGGAAAGAAGACTGCCGGTCGGTATCCAGTCCGTATTTCTTACTGAAAATGTAATCCTGAGCCTGATCGCCAACAACGCGCCGCCCGGTGAGCGTAAACGCCGGGGCCATGCCCGTCACGTGGTTTTTCGCGAATCCCTTGTCCGATAAGAAAAAGTATTGCTGAACAACCTCGTTCAAAGCCTCCGCGATATTGTCAAATCCCTCGGCTAGTTCGGCATAAGTCCAGGTGCCGGGCGGATCCGATCCCTGGGATACACCGATAGAAGCGGTCAGGTTGTACATTGTAAGCAAGCCGTAAGCTGCCATATTAATTCCCCCTTAGATAAAATTTGACTTCAAGGCTGGAGCCGTAAAGCCATTGGTTGTTTTCTTCGCGCCCTAAATAGACGGGTGCGGCTGTGGTTTCTATATTTGTGATTTGGAAGCGGTCTGCGGAGGGGTAGTCCTTCCGCATATTCAAAAACGTGTGAAGGTTTCCAAGCGTGTCCGCCGCAAGCTCTTGATCAGAATTTTTGCAGTTTAAAACCGCCGACATGGAGACGGCGGCCTTTTTGTCAAGAAAGGTATTTAAGTTCCCGGATCCCCACGCGATGGAAATACCGTTTTCAGGAGGCATAGGCCCTATCACAATTTTTGAATACAGCTCCGTTTGCTCCGCAAGATCAATAACTGCGGTTAAAACATCGTCGTATACGCTCATTTTTTGCTCATTCCCTTCGAAAAGGCGTTCTGCGCTACTTGATCCAGTTCCTTTTTGTAGGTGTTTACACCTTTTTCAACCCATTGGAGGGAAGCATTTTGATTTTTGTCCTTTGACGGGGTTCCGGTGTAATACCGCCGTTTCGCGTAAGGAGTGTCCCAAATAGCTAATCCGTCCTGTGGCCTGCTGGCAATCAAGGCGCTGTCCTTTAATGTGCCTTGATCTTCCGGAACAAAAACATTTCCGTATTCAATGACAGATTCTGTAACAGCCGGGATCATCATAGAATTTCCCGCCTTAATTTTTGCCTGAATGGCGGCCATGTTTCGCGTAATTTTAACTGACATTACACCAACCCCAATTCTACGTGATGGACGCGGGTCGCGGGGACATCGGGAACCGGGTCAACCGTCAGCACTTCATATTCGCCGTATTTCTGACCCTGCGAGTTAAACACTTCGCACCGGAGAGGCTTTCCGGCCTTTTGGGAATGTTCCGCCAGAGAATCATAATCCAGGACGGGCCTTGAAAGCCTGGCGTCAATGAACAGCGTAGAGCGCAGCACGACCTCGGTGTTTTCCTTTGTCTTTTTCACTTCGTTGGTGTTTTGAAGATGCACACGGGAGACCTCATAGTCCTGCCACACGGGCTTTTGCCAAGCGTCCATTCCCGTGCAAACCTTAATAATTGCTAAATCCCCCAAAAGGGATTGAGGAATCGGTCTGAGCATACATACACACCTCTTTCCATCAACGGAGTTTGTTCAAGCAAGGAAAGCGCGAAAGGGCTGACCATCAGAGCGCCGGGCTTTGTGGTTGTACTGGACAATGCGCCGCCCGATACTGAAACCTTTCCCACCGTAAAAGACTGGCCGGCCTGGCCTGTCAGCACGGTTTCCAGTCCGATTTGTGTGAAGTATAGCACTTGTGCTGCGGCAGCCTTTTGAACCAGCGTTTGAAGTATAGACGGGAGGGCGGAGATTCCCCCGCCCTCAACAATTCTATATCGCGTAATACTGTCGATCATATCAGACGCAAGTCCGGCGTACACAGGAAACTCCTCTTCAGAAATCGGGCACGTACCATAAAGATCAAGATACTGCTGATATGTGATGTACGCCATAAGCCCACCTCTTGATTAGGAGCCTACGACAGCCAGCGCGGAGCCGGTGGCAGTGGCGATATTTCCCTTGGTCGTATTAACCAGCGCAACGGTTACAGTATCGCCGGATTTTGTGGTAAAGCTCGCTCCGTTAGTAACATCGGTCCAGTCTGTAAGTGCCTGACCATAAGTCACGCTTACCGCTCCGTCTGTATTGGTTTTAGCAACATATTTCATGCCGTACGGAGCCGGAGCCAATCCATTGATGATGGTATGAGTACTGTCGGCGCCTGCGGAAGTGGTAATATTCAGGGTGCCTAAAGCCGGGTTGGAAGCCATATTTACAAAGATGCCGGGAAGCCTCTGGTTCAGGGCAAACACATCGTAGTAGTAACGCTCGTAATAGAGCCATTTTCCTTTGCTCTGCGCGGTAGGCGCGGACATCATGGAGGTTTCATAGACAACAGGTGCGGCGATTGCAATGGGGTCGAACATCAATAGATTGATTTGCTTCGCCCCTGTGGCAGAGGCCCAGCCCTCGGTAAAATCGTAAGCGCTCATCATGATATCTTTGGGGACCTCCATAATGACAACGCCGTCAAGCTTACCAACATTTCGGTCAATGTTGCGAATACCAGTATCAGCCTCCACAAAACGAGTGATGCCGGCAGCCTCTTTCAGAAGCTTATAGGTATCGGGTGTCATTTTGGCGCGGATACGGTCACGAGGTACGCGCTGATTCACCATATACGCCAGGTAGGTATCCCAGGTTTCCAGAATATTATCAGCGGTTAGAGCCGTAGCATCAACGCCTCCGAAGCCGCTCGCCGCCTGAGCCAGCGCGGAAGCCGCATAAGCGTCCATTTCCGGCACTTTCTGGAATTCGTTGAACGTCTTTGTGATATTGGCAATATTGACGATCGGATCCTCTTGGATATCCATAGGATCCGCCAGGGTGTCCCATTCCCGATCCATTCTCATGGTAAGAATCTGCTCGGAGGTGTTGAAATTGCGATTAAAAGTTCCGGTAATCTGATCGCGGTTTACCGCTCTTGCGCCGCTGGTGGTCATGCTTTGAACAGCCACAGCTTTCCCGCTGACCGGCTTATAGGTGGCGCTGTTCGGGCTTCCGTAGAGGTCAGAGAAATAAGACCAATACGGATAAGCGTTTGCCATTGCCTTAGAGTATTCGGTCGCGTAGTTTAATTCTAACTGTGTAAATGCCATAATAATTTTCCTTTCTTATTTCTTGTTCAGGCCCCACACATCTTCAAAGGTTGATCCGGTTTTTCCGCTCGGCATCTGTCCTTTGACCTCTGCTCCGAATTGTGGGGAAGAGGGTGGCGGTGCAGGTTCTGTCGGGTTAAAATATTCTTCGTATTTTTCCGCGACTGTTTTTAACTGCTCGGCTATTGCGGGAGCGTTTTCCCCGCGTTCGAGCATTTTATATACAGTTTCACGGAATTTGGGTTTCACCGACGAAAAATCATCACCGCCTAAAGCGCGAAGCATGTCGCGCTCCTCCGCTACGGCCTTATATTCGTCGGTTTCTTTGACCTTCACATTTTGCAGAGCATTTTTTTGAGCATCTGCCAGCGCCAGGTCAATTTTTTCCTGTAATTCTGATTTCGGGATAAAGTCCGACATGCTGGTACCGTGCAACGCCATAACTTTATCAACCTGTTCCTCGCTGAGACCAAGAGCTCCTAGTGATCTTCTTGTAAATGCCATAAAATACATTCCTTTCTTTAACGCCTAAGAACGACAGGCGGATTGCATCGCAGTTTAACGCCGTGCTGCGGGGGCGAAATGGGTATAAAAATAGCGCCCCGCAATAACTGCAAGACGCTTTTTTATAGTTAGTTTTGGTCATACCCGTTGTTAGCGATATCCTCTGCCTCCTGTACGATTTGATCAGCATTAGCCAATACACTTCCATATATTGCGTCGGCTTGAATATTTGCCGCCATTACCGCTTTATCCGCAAAAGTGCAATTATGATACCCGGTGATTACTTCACCGTTTGTTTTATCGATTGCTGCAATCGCTATCTTATCTATCTGATGATTTTCTATGAAGCTTAAGGATTCCGCTAACCATTGAGCATAAGGCTGACTACTGATTACAAGTGTTTTGATTACTATCACGCTCCGTTTGGTTCACATCTGACCAATCGATATATCCTGAACCATAATCAAAGGCTATTTTCGGCGTTTCCATGCTGGTGAGTTCTATTCTGATCCCACAAATGCCATCGCCTATTTTTTTACCGTTAATGCGGATCGTGGTTTGATAGCCATACTGAGAGGTGTCCAGATCAATCAGATTTTTAATCATCGTCATACTCCACATTGCCGCCGTGCGCGTGTTCGCCAATTGCTGCGGCTAATTTAAAGTTGGCTTCTTTGTTCCACTCATACTCATATTCTTGGAGTTTGTTGGCTACAGAGGCGGGAACCTCCGCTTCTGCTGCCTGCATCATGCCGGCCACGCTTCGGAAGTACCCGAGAATCAACCGAAAGCTTTCTTCCGGGCCTCTCGGCTGAACCGCCAAGCAGTCGTTGGAAAACTCCAGGACGGATTCTTTAATACCCGGTTCCAAATAGCCTAAAGCGATTCCGGTTTCCACGAGATCATCGATTTGGTCAGAAACCTCCTCATACCATTTCCCGATCTGCTTGTGGTTAGCGAACCAAGCGCCGTCTTTTACCAGGTTCCTGTGCAGTGTGGTAAGGTTATGATACAGGATTTTCAGATAAGCTATGAGACGCTGAAATTCATTCATTATTCCACCTTCTTTCTCTGACGGGGTTTTCCAGCCGTTTTTTTAATCTGAGGGTTCTTATATTCCTTGTATTGCTCAGCGCTCAAAACAAGGCCGCAGCGCCTGCATTTGATATGCTGAGCGGTTCCGATAAAGTCATGGTTACATTCTGCCATATGATCACCTCTTTCAACTTAAAATAGGTATAAAAAAGCCACCCTTTCATTTCCAGGGCGGCTACTCAACTATTTCAAAATCATCTGGCGGAAAAAAACCTTGATCTCCATCTTCTCCTATGATTTCATACCAACCATTTTCAACAGATATAACATCGTAAACATTTCCTTTGTGCAATCTGACTTTGTAATAATCACCGTTATATTTTACTTTCATTTTTTCGACCAGCCTTTCACAAATATTTCTTTTGCACCTACATTTTCCTCATAAAACCAGTGAATAACAGCTTTTTTAGGACCGTCTGCGGTGTCTATATAACCTCTTCCTTTTGAGTGCTGCCAGTTTTCCGCAGAACCACCATAATTTTGAACCAAGAAGTTCTTTACTCTAAGATCGGTTTTAGAGCCTTTTCCTGCAAAAGTTTCAATGTCAGAAATTTTTGTCCCTTCGGTAATTTTAGAAAAGGTTCCGTCCGGCAATTTTACAGGATTACTGCGTAGAGATGTTTCAAGCTTTTCTCTTCGTTTGGCCGCTGCAACAGCCTTAGCAGATACAGATTTATTATAGTCAAAAACCTGTGTCCGATCAAGCCTTTTCGTGCGTCCTGTCTTTTTGCAAAATGCATTGTAATCAGCCTGTTTTTCCCCAATTTTCCCGGCTTCTTTTTCAAAGCCTTCTTTGTCTCCGGCTGCTTCCATCATGGCGGCTTTTTGCTTGGAATAACGGATTTCTCTTTCCAGCCTGCGCTGCTCCTGGGATTCCGCATATACCTTGTCATTTTCTTCCTTGTCCTGTTCCGGCCTGTCGCGCGGAATGGATACACCTGGAATCATGGTGATCGGGTGATGCCCGCAGTTGATCCCAAACAATCCGGCCGGTTTTCCATAGCTTGTAGAAGAAATAGGGGAGTAGCGGTGGCGTTTTCCCTCGCCGTCCGTAAAGGTTCCGCTTTTGTTGTTCCATGAAAAATAACGGCCCTGATACGGATAGCACAGCGGACGGGCGCCGGAGTGTCTTGATACCCGGAAGATATCGACCCCATAGTCCTCCTGTCTGGTTTTGACGGCTTCAATAGCTGTGTTGTGCACTGTGGTGCGAATATCCATATTGACATAAGCTTCCGGTGACCATTTCCGCCCGGCGCGGTCATAAAATCCGGTGATGCCCTCTTTATGTATTTGTGACAGCGCCTGTCTTAAAGCCTGCTGGCGGCTTTCTGTCCCCGTTATCACTTTCCCGGTGGCAATATTCAAAACCTCCTGTGCCGCTTTCATTTGGCGTTCAATATTAACCGTGTTTGTAATCACCTTCCGGTATTGGGCAAGCGTGCTTTCCAGCATAGTGGTGTTGACAAGGTTCAGCTTATCCATTGCCTGCTGCTCATAGGCGTTTAAGGCTTGCACAATGCTTTGGCTGGCTATCACGTTATCCGCGGCAGCGTTTTGTATAGCGCCTTTTTGCACGGCTTTTTTTAACTCCGGCTCTATGTCTTTTGTCGCCATGTATACGGCGTTTTCTAAGGCGGCAGTGATCAGTTCTTTATTTTGCCCGGTAAGGGAAGCGATAATCTCAACGCTCTCTTTATTGAGTTGCCCCAGCTCGGCAAGCTTTCGGATTTCCCATTGTTCTGTGGAAAGCGTGTGGCCGGAATTGAAATGCTTCCCCATATTAATCAAAAGCGCGTCCACAATATTGCTGTAAACCTGCTCAACCGGCTCCGAAAGCTTTAGAATCTCATTAGGGGTTAATCTGGCCATTTACACACCCCCCTATTAGGATTCATCTTCCGCCGCTTCCTCGTCATCTTCCTTGGCTTCCGGTTCCTCATTTGGATTTATGGAATTGGCTTCCTGCCCGGCTTGCTCTGCCATGTCGATCATATCCGCGGATATAGAGGATTCCTTTTCGATTTCCATCAGTTCCTGCACAGCCTCCTCCTCAGTATATCCCAGCTTTTCCACCATAAAACGCTTCTTGCTCATAAGGCCGTTGCCTATCAGCAAGATTCCCTCGTTGATGTTGGTCTGCCGGTCCTGAAGAATAGAATCGTCAAAAACAACCTTGGTTTCCCAGCCCTGTGAAGCCAGCGCTTTAATGCTGTACCCGTTCCACTTCATGTCATAGAGGGAAGCGATCTGGACAATGGCGTCAATGATTTTGGCGATTGCCATCTTGACTTGCAGCTGGTGGCCTTTGATAGTCTTATAGGTCTTGCTGTTTTCGCTGATCACTTCGGTAGCGGTTTTCAAGCCTGTCGCTCTGTCAAAGGTGAAGGTACCGGCAGAAAATCCAACCTGTAAACACAAAATAGATAGGAATGCGTTTATCGCTCTTTCGTGTTCATCAACACGCAGTTCAATACTGTTATCTTGTATTTTTAAAGAATCAGGACTATCCGTAGAGAGCGCTTCATAGGCTTCGTCAGAGGCGTCAAAATAGCGCCGCATTTCTCCGGTTTGCGGGTCGATTACCGTCCGGATACATTGAGCTGGAACGATAATTCTTTTTTTACCAAGACGGAACTCCCGAATAAAGCTGTCGTAGCAAATATCTAACGCCTTGAGGGTCGAAAGAGCGTTTGCGTAAATCGATACGCCAAGGGGAGAGTTATCATCAATATTATTGGCAGCAGCGGTTCGGTAATAAGCGAATAGGGAAGTGGTTAATCCCTGCATAGAGGTGTTTTCGTTCAGAAACGGATAAATCTCATTAAGGGGGTAGCGAAATCCTAGAATATCCTGTGATTCCGTCATTCCTGGATTCGGCTGCTTATATTCAGTGCGAAACGCCTCATTGCTTATATAGTAGGTTAGTCCGTCCCATTTATGCCATTCCAGCCGGGTATAATAATAGCCGTCCTTTGCCTCACGGCTGATAAATACGCCGTCCGTAACCTGGGCGTTATCCCAGGCAGTAGGGACAAACTGGTCCGCCATGCAGAAACCCAGCCGTATTCCTCCGCTTTCGGGGATTTCATTTCCCGCGCTGTCCCGTTTAACCTCGTACCATGCCTTAATAGTGCCGCCGCCTAATGCAAGCACCTGTTCAATATGTTCCTGCATTTTTGTCCAAAATCCGTTTTTTGTTAAAACATCATGGACAAACTCTTCCAGCGGCTGTTCCTCACTGTCCGATTGACTAACATGCACCTCACATTGTTCGCTCCAGATCAGGCCGGCTAGTTCAGAGCTTACAGCTTTTGCGACGTCCATTCTTTCCAGGTTGCGCCGGTTTCTCGGATTTTCAATGGTAGGAGCCAGTATTCTGTGCCAAGGGCTGTAAAATCCTTTGTACAAATACTTCCAGATAAAAATACCGAAATAGTAAAATTGATTGAAAGCAGGTACGCCTCCAACCTCGAAGATATCTTTGAATTCTTTTGACAAGCCTGTTTCAGCTCCGGTTTTCTGCATCCAGTTTTTCACCCTCTCTTTTAGTTTTTCCAGCATTGGCTCACCGCCTTATATAACATAGTTTTTATAGAAGTAATTATGAGCGTAACGGGTTTCGTCCATTGCGTGGTTATATGCGTCAACGGGATTGCCGTTGTTATCTACGCAATACATTCCGATCTCCTTTAAAAAATCCAGATGTCCAAACCTGTCGTTTTCCACGAGATAGAAGCGCCCGTCTGAAATACTGCTTTGCAGATATTCAATACCAACCTCAATCCCTTTTCTGGCGCCCTTAATGTCCCTGGCATTGTTATCCGCGCGGTCTGTATAGTAACCGAGCAGATCAAATTCAGCGCGTAGCGCCTTGCAAGCTGGATCTATCTTAATACTGGATTCCCTCATACCCGTAAGCTGGCGGCAGTAGGGGATAAAGCTGCCGCAGATTTCACGGGCCTGTACCGACATTGCTTTTGTAATTCCAATATCCGCCCCGGAATAATACCACCCAGCAACACGGTATAATTTAAACTGGTTCTGCATGGTGCGGGTCACCACGTAGCAACCAATCGAAGTAGCGTCAGAGAGGCCGCCGTCACCAGCGAAATACATTTCGATTTTGCTTTCGCTGTCCGGAATATAACTGAGAATATGGCGCTGCGGGTCAAACATGGAATAAATAACCCCTTGCGGGATACACCGCTCACCGAGCCAGTCGCGTTTGTATAAATAGGGATTCTTTAAACAGGTTTTTCGGATTTCTTCCTTTCTTTCCGGGGTAATAATGGGATTGTCGTCTATGGTCCAGTGGGTCCATTTGGTATCCTGTACGTTGAACACCTCAGAGATTACTGGGTGGCTGGGAGCAGGAGGGTTTAAATCAGCGATATGCCATCTTATCCTGGAGGCGTAAGTACGGCGGAAAGCTTCCTGTATTGCGTCGATATGCAGAAGATTAATTTCGCAGAAGTAAACGCTTCCTAAAGACATTCCGGTGAATGATTTATGGCTGTCCGCTTTACCGGCACCTTTGTAGTAAACGCGTTTTATTCCTTTCATCGTCTCGATTTCCAGGTGATCTCCGAAATCATCATGCTTCATTCTGGAAATTCCGTCAAAAATATGAAGCAGTCCGAAGCCGTCACAGTCCATTACCAGCTTAAAAGCTTGTTCTTGGTTATATGCTAAAACCATATGGTTTAGGTCCGGGGTGTTCCAAAGATACCAAGCAAAGCGGGAAACGCTGACGGTTGTTTTTCCTGAGCGCGGCGTCCCCTCATTAACTTCTAAGCAATGGGAATAAGGATCGTTTAAAATCTTCTGTTGCTTTTGCCCCCACACTATTTCTTTACTCAACTTTGAACCCTCCAGCTGCTTTCGCTATGGCCTCAAAGAGGGAAGTGTCAGACTGTTTCTGCGCGTCTTTTGTAAATTTGTCAATAACGATGCCCAGCGATGTAGCAATGCTCTGAATACTTGCCCGTTGAAGTTTATCAGAGTTTTGAAGCTCAGAAAGATAAAGGGAAATAATGCTGCACACATCATCTTTTTTCTTGTCCATAAACTCAAGAATATCAGCGGTATTCTGTTCTTTTTTTTGTTCGCACTTTTTAACACTTTCATTATTTTTTAAGACCGTGTTTTTTACCGTTGTCGCAGATACATTATGCTTTTTTGCTACGGCATTATAGCTTTCCAATTCTACATAGTCCGCAATGATTTTCTTTTTTTCTCTATCGGTTAAATGTTTCGCCATACCACCACCGCTTTACAAATTTAATTTACCAATTTCATTTTTGAGGATTTCAAGTTCCCGCGCCCGTCTGGTTCTGCCCTGTGGCTGTCCTAAAATATTGGCTATGCGGTTCTGTAAGGCCTGTTTTAGTTCACGGGGATATTGACATCTAGGTAAAGCGCAAATATGCTTTTCCGCCGTCTTGAAGCCGTCAAAAACGCACCTTCCATCTCTTGGGCAGTACATGAAATCACTTCCTGTTTTGGGTATCAAAAAAGCCCTCCGCTAATAGCAAAAGGGCTGAAAAATATTTTATCGAACACGCATCTTGTCATCTCTCTAGGTATGTTGGCGGCGTGTCTGCCGTCCTCTCATTGTGGACTATCCGGCGTTGCTCTCCGTCGTGTCACAGTTGCTATCGGTCTGTATTCCGTCCGGCTGTCGGAGGGGAGCGGCCCCGCAGTTTATAAGGCGTCAAACTACTATCAATTCCCGGATAGGTGGGAGGAATTTGTAAGACGCCTGTTAAGTATGTGTCTCCGCCACGCCTGTGCTCAGGTAGACCACGGAAACATGAAAAGCCTAGGACTTTTTGGCATCTGTGCGTCATGGTACGCATCGTTGAGAGGCGAGACGGGTTCTAATTGGTTCCTGGCGCAAGAGTTGAACTTGCTCCTCAAGGCTCATGAGGCCTGCGACTTAACCGTTTATTCTGCCAGAAATACAGCGCGGATATTATTACCGTCCGCGCTACGGCTGTTTGGAGGTCGTATTACATAAACTTTCTTTAGTTTAATGATATCATAGGTTGAATATCAACTTCTATCAACTATCGGAGAAATATTTTGGAGTGCCCGCCCATGCAGCTCACAAACCCATTGATAAGAAAAATCCAGATCTACCGCGATTTGCTCCCAAGTTTTTCCGCTTATGTACCTTAACCTCAACACGTTTCTTTGATTCACGTTAGGGACAGAATTAATGACGCTTTCCACTTGCAAGCGGGTTCTTTCAAGCTTATCAAGAGAAGCCCCTATTTCTCTTTCTATATCCACGATTTTAGATACAGAGGATTCCAGGCGGTTTTCGGAATTGCCTTTTACTCTGTCAGGGGTTAAAGTTTGGGTTGTTTTTGTTGATAGTTCTCCGAGCCTTGCTATTTGGTCAAGCTTGATTCCGATTTCTTTTTCGGCGTTTAGATATTGATTTAGAAACTCTTTCTTTGTCAATTTTCAACCTCCTGACAGTCTTTTTATCACACTTCTCCGGCGGGCAACCTCTAGGCTTACCGGTATCATAGCAATATAGGCAGTAGCGTTGCTGCCCGGAACCCTCAAAAGTTAGAGGTCTGTTATAGATACAGCCTTTACAGCTTTTTCTATTTCCGCTTTGTGGCCAGCCCAATGTCCTGAGCCTCCTTGCAGTAGAAGTCATCTTGTTTGTTAGTATGCCAGAAAATAGAATCCCCGGTCACATCACATTCGATATGGGAGAAAGGGCACTCTTTCTTATGCCTATGTACGCAGTCCTTGCAAGTGGTGTGCGGTTTAGGCGGGTCTTTGCTTGCCACCAGAACGGAACAAAGCAAGAAGCCTAACGGTGCGCCTAAAAAATAACCTAAAAGTAATAATTGCCAACCTGCCATGATCATTCCTCCTTTTCAGGTTTCATAAAGCAAAGCCAGTGAGTGTTCATGTTTTTACCGCTTCTGTGACCAAACAGCGGTTGATAAGGAGACAGCGGCAAAATTTCCCGCAGCGGAATTTGAACCTCCGACCACTTAAAGATCAATACTCCGTCTCTCTCCAATACTCGAAAAGCTTCTTTAAAGCCATTTTGGATCATAGTTTTCCAATCTCCCTTTAGACAGCCGTATTTAAGTGCCGTCCAGCTTGTATCGCCAGCATTTGTCAGATGAGGAGGATCAAACACAACCAACTTATAGGATTCGTCAGGGAAAGGCAATTCCGTGAAATCGCAAACAGTATCCGGAGAAATTTCAATATAGCGGTGCGGGTAATATTCATGATAAGGGATAGTGCGGTTATCACAAAACTCCACATCTGGATTGTGTTTATTAAACCAAAACATCTTGCTGCCGCAGGCAATGTCTAAAATTCGTTTACTCATTTGATTCCTTCCTTTCACCGTAGCTGCAAAAGTCGTCTGCATCACATGGCTGTAATTTATAATTACACCAATAGGAACCGGTTCTGGCTCTAATATCAGCCGTTGATATTTCGTGCTTACAATCCTTACACCTAACTACGGGGACAGCGTCTGTATTTCGATGAAGTTCCTCCACCGCCTGATCTCTTTCACGCCTTAGGCGGTCAAGCTCGGATTCTAATGCTTCAATAGCATCGGCGGCGCTTTTTAGATCGTCCCAACCACAAACAGTATACGTTTTCCGCAACCTCTCAACTAATTCCTCATACATAACTATTCCTCCTCAGGCGGTTCTGGAAGCGGGTGGCGGTAAATTTTTGTGCCGATTATAGGTTCCGCGTGAAAGCACCCTATCGGCATTGAAAAAACTGCATCGATGTTGTCATCGTCCCACACCTGCAAAAGTGCCCAAACTTTTTCCTCAGCCAGCCATACCGGTTAACCATTCATTTCTCGGAGCTCTTTCATTGTTAGCGGCTCATTTGGCTGGGTGAGAGTGGGCATGTTTTCGACCGCCTTTCGCACCTTATCCATATCCATATATGGTTTCCAATGTGACATCATTTTCAAAAGTCTATTTCCGTCAATCGGTCTAACTTTCATCTTTCAGCACCTCCAATCTCTTCATTACCATCTGCACGGCCTCGTCTGTCATTGCGGCACCGCAAAATGGACAAAATGGCATTTCATCATCCGGTGTCCTTCCGCACGTTGTGCAACGATATTGTATATTCCCAGTACCTAGCGACGGCAAATAGTTCTTCCACTCACCCCTCCACACTTTCTCAACCTGTTCCCGGCTGACGGGGTATAGAGCATCAATAGCCATATTTAGCGCGACTAAATCTTGCACAGACACAAAATATTGAGTACGATTTTCAAGAACTTTAATCGCTTCTTTTCTTGTCATAGCTTAGTCCTCCAAATCCATCTTTGCACCGCAAAATGGACAATACTTTTTTGGAATATTCACATAAACTTCCCCAGTCATATCCAATAGTTTATCTCTCAGTTCTTGTTCTGGTGTCAATGGAGCAAGTAAAGATTTACAATATTGAATTGTTTTGATATAAATTGGAGTTTGGCAGTAATTACACATAACTATCCCTCCGCACCCATCTTCGCGCCGCAGTGGGGGCAGTATTTATATTTTCGCTTACCCCTTATTAAAACAGCTTTTTTATATGGAACAGTTTCTTTGCATTCACTACACTTGAAATAATGTGCACGTGGATATTCAATCCACTTCCCATGCTTCACCTCTTCAACGTCGGCGGCGGGAACCGATTCTATTCCATCGATAATCTCTTGCCAGTCGTCAAATTTTTCACGGTCATAGCCATCTACATATTTTTTGCCATATGTTCCAAGCGGGCATAATTCTTTCTGTTTTTGTATTATTATCCTTAATGCTGAATCCCTTTCTATATAATCAGTCATGGTTTGCCTCCTTATCCTCTGCATCGAAAAGCTGGTCATAAGTTTTTATGATCATTTCTTTTGTCCTCCGTTCCCGTCTGTGACTTCAAATCTAAGCTTCATCTGTGCGGGACATAAGTCCACGCTTGGACGGCGCTTTCCGGTCCATCGAAGCCCTCCAGCCCTGCCTGCACATTTCCAGCCGGCAGCCCTCAGACTAGCCCCGTTCTCACTTTCTAATATGTAAGTGACAAGCTTATGGTAGCCCATAGCCCTGGCAGTTCTCCAGGCCGCCGCATAAAGCATGCTGCAAGCGTTGCGTGTGCCGTCTGTGCAAAGCCGGTTAACCTCCAAGGTCCAGCTGTCGTCAAGATAACGGCTGACGGGCCTTCCTACAATGGCAACGCCCACAATTTTTTCTCCGTCGGTGCAGCCAATAGAAAATTTGTGCCCTGTGACAGGCTTATGGTGTCGGTGATGCTGCTCTACAAAAGCATTGGCCTCCTTTAAGCTTATCGGACATATCTCAAGCAACTAAATCACTCCTTATTTCCCGCCTGTTTGCGGCGGGGTTAATCTCTTTCAAAATCGAGCTTCATTTCATCAACGATCACCCGGTCTAAATGTTCCCAAAAGATTTCGTCTTGATCGTGTTCGGCGGAAAGCCTGCTGATTCCATTGATTACCGCTAGGCATCTCTTCGAACCAAAGCCGAAGTTACGGTTCAGCACATAGCACATCAATTTAAAGTACTGGCGCAGAAGCCTTTCCTGATCCGCTTTTACTACCTGACGGGAATAACTTTCAGCGGCTTGTAATTGTTTTTTTGTAAGCTTGGCTGAATTAGGAATCCTGGCCTTCACTTAAATTCCTCCCGTCCAAAATCTCAATGAGCCTCCTGCAAGCAGGATATTTGCCATAAACGCTGTTCCGCCTGGGCCTGTTCTTTTGAAATTTGAAAATGCCAATATCGAATTAATACTTTATGAACGCCTTGTACATATC